TTGCTGACCATCACCATAAGCGAATATTATCTGCTCCTTCTCTTGCTCAAGCAAATCATATAAACCTCTCTCAACCTGTTGAAGATGATGAGCAGTATGCTTACCCATTAAAGTCTCGTTCATTGATTCCATTCTATTTCTAACCATTACAATAGCTTGTTGTATTGCTGTCTGTTTCATATTAATCCCATCAGTATATGTAAATGTACGAAAGATATTTTAGATATCCAAGCTTAAAGAAAGAAAGCTTGGACTATGCCAAGCTTTAATTCGAGTTAAAGACCAGTTAATTACTGGATAGCTTCAACTGCTGTGGAATCAGCTACTACTACTTCTTCAGTTACAGCAGCAGTATCAGCTTCAACTACTACAGCAGAGTCAACAGCAGCTGCTTCTTCAGTAGTTTTAGATCCACAAGATGCTACAGCAAACGTAAGAGCTACTGCAGCGAAAATCATTGTTACTTTTTTCATGATTAATTAAATTGGTTTGTTTGTGATAAATATAAATAAATTTTTTAAAAGTACCAGGAGCGGGAATCGAACCCGCACTCGCGTTGGCGAACAAGATTTTAAGTCTTGCGTGTCTACCTATTCCACCATCCCGGCATTTAATATAATATAAAGGTACGAAATGGGTTTTAAGGAACCAACCGTTTTTTTCTTCTTTCTAGCTCTTTTTCTATTCTTTCGATTTTACTTTTTAATTTGCTAATTCTAACACTTACATACCATTTTCCCATATTGTTTACAGGTTCATAGTTTTGCCAGTATTGCAATTCTTCTTTTAAATCTTTTAAATCTTTAAATAGTGCCATACATTTTTTTAAAACTGATTAAAGTGGAGTTGGGCGGATTCGAACCGCCGTCTTGCTCAACTAACTAAAGGACTCATTCACAAGCTTAGTTTATTTTTCTAAATAAACAAAATAGTCGGTTTGTTCTTCACCATCGTAAACCTAAATCCCTGACAACCAATGGGTGATTCGATTTCGGGTTCAATCACTTTTCCACCTTGGTACACATTCTATTTTATATCCCACGATGTGTGCGGGAGAGATTAGGCTGCTACAGCGTAATCAGCACCTACGAATGCCAAAGCATCTTCGAAGGTGAATGAAGATTTCTCTTCGCCTTTTATTGTTCGATAGGTATTTACGGATTTCCATCTAACCCGGCTTGCATCATCTGCTTTACTTACATTGCCAATCTATACCATGTCAACCCCATATTTCAAATAAATATTATAGTACTCGGTACGGGAATCGAACCCGTGTTTTATCCGTGAAAGGGATACGTCCTAACCCCTAGACGAACCGAGCGGGTTGAGAGTAAGCATTTGCAACTACCTACCCTCGTAAAAGACTTACCCTGGGACGCTGTTCTTATGGGTAGCGTGGTAAGTACTTTGAGCTCCCACTCGGAATCGAACCAAGTTATCATGATTACAAGTCATGCGCATCGCCAGCAATGCTTTAGGAGCTGGTGCTGTAGAGGAAGGATTCGAACCTCCACGGGGCAATTAGGTAAAGGACAATAGTGCTTGCAAGCTGGTGGTCTACCCCGATATCCTTACTTTATTTCGTTATCCCCACCCCCGAGACAGGAGGGAGTGTCTGCCTAGTGTATACACTGTTTCACCACTCTACAATTAAGAGATAATACCTTTCAATTTTAAATTACCCTTTTGGTAATTGTTGTTTATTAATCTTACTTGCTAACTTATCTAACCGAGAATCGAGTAATGATAAAATATCTCTTTCGTTCTCGTTTATGTTAGACTGTAACATTCTTACTTCATCATCAATTCTACGATGTGCATCATTTATTACATCGTTTAAACCTCTTTCTAAATGTTGAACCTTTTCTTTCAACTCTTTTACTAGAGTACCTACTCTAACAATAACCACAATTCCTAATATTAATAGAACTGTGACCACTCCTAAAACAAAATATACTGTTTCCATAATTTTCCTTTCTTTAGTTTATTAATTTATTTAAGAAAGGTACTATCTCTGTGGTCCCTGATGGGCTCGAACCATCGACCTACTGATTATGAGTCAGGTGCTCTAACCAACTGAGCTAAGGGACCGTGGTTATCCTACAAGGATTCGAACCTCGTCTAAGTGGACCAAAACCACTTGTGCTACCGTTACACCATAGGACAATCACTCTTAAGCCTTGTGCTCGCTAAGTATTTGTTCTACACTTAATTTAGCAGCATCTAAACTTTCTTTAAGTACTCCTTCTACGTGAGTTTTAGCTACTTCCCATGTTACAGGTCCTGTTTCGTCTGCATATTCAACTGGGTCTTTACGTCCTAATTTAATAAAGGCTTCTATCCTCTCCACGCTACTTGCACTCTTATAGTCGCTAAACCACACAGGAATTTGTTGCATCTCGGAAAGACTAGCTAGTACGCTAATTTTCTTTTCTACTAGATGTTGAATTGGTTTGTAAGATGTGTTTGTTCTAGAGTATATTTCATCAAAATTCAAACCTAATTTTTTACACAATCGTTCTCCATCCTGCAAAATGCCAAATTTGTCTGTATGTAAATAGGGTGTAAAATGACCTACTCTACCAACATCCCAGTTTCCAACTCTAAATGCTTGATCGTCTGCATCTCTCCATTCTTGTCTACAGTCTGGATAAATTGCATGATCACCCGCGTGAATACCTAAAGCAATATCACAAGTTGAATCGTTTTGTGTTGCTGCAGATAAAGCAATAGCTTGAACAATTGAGCTAAAGATTTTGTTTCTGTTTGGAACAACTGTAGCTTTCATGTTTTCTTGCTCGTAATGGCCTTCTGGTACTTCTTCTCCACCTTCTACTAGAGCAGAGTTAAGTAATGGAGTTAAACCATCAAGTTTAATTGTTTGGTACTTAACCTGTTGACCCTGCTCTTTCAAGTAATTTACTAACGATTGAGCTCGTTCAAGCTCTACTCTGTGTTTTTGACCATAGTCAAAAGATACTGCAATTACATTATCATATTCAGATAATGCTCTTAATAGCAATGTGCTGCTATCCATTCCACCACTCAGTGATACTACTACGCTTTTCATTTGTTTGTATATTTTTATTTTTGCCAGGTATTTTAAACGTATAGGCAAACGTTATTTTTTAGATAAATACTCAAGTAATCTAATATCTCCTTTATTTAAGTTATCCTGATTGTTCCACAGTTTAGTAAGTATCTCCCTTAAATCTTCTTGACTAGAAGTAATACCATCGTTTAGAGATGATGGGTATTTAGCTCCCATATCTAAAGCATTTTTCAAAAATAGTCCCATATTAACTAAAGATTTCTTGTACTCTAAAAAACTCATCTAGAAACTCTCTAGTATACAACATAATTTTTCCTTTGTATACAGGGTTTTCTACATACCTTAATCCTGTTTCTGCTTGACGGATATAAGCGTAAGCATTAACTTTTTTACCAAGTTCGGAACCTGCTGGTTTTCCTAAATAATCAAATAGTGAAATCATAAATCATTAATTTTTTTAAATGTTTCTACGTTGTGTAATACTAATTTTAAATTTACATCTTTAATATTGATATGAAAATAATCGTTCATATTTGCTTTTGGTTTTGTTAATAAACCAAACTCATCATATCCAATACCCTCTAAAGCAGCCATAATTGGATTTGAAGTATCTATGGACTCAATGTACGAACAATTTTCATACCATCCAAATTCTTGTGGTAAAGAACAGCCTAGAAGGTGTACTCTATCATCTTTCTTGATAGTACCGTTATAAAACATTTGTTTAACAGCTGAAATACGGCCCATCATTTTTGCTTTATCTATGTGAATACCGTGGAATTTATCCATGTACCAATCCGCTCCATACGAGAATGCGATTTTCTTGTATCCCATGTTTTTCAACGCAAGATAACATTCTTCCGCATCTTTAAAGTTTCTGCTTTGCACTACTGCTACTGGGGTAGTGTTTTTAGGATATGAAAGTTTAATCCATTCTTCTGCGTTTTTAAGAGTGGCATCAATATCCATCCATACATCAGGTACAATAAATTCATCAGGTTCAAGCTCATTTACCCAAAACATTAAACGTTCGTGGTCGTATGCTTCTCCTAGCTCATGTAACGAGTTGTCCATGATAATATAACCACCTGATTTTTTGAAATCATAGAAATGTTTTCTATATACATTGTCTTGATCTAGTAGGTGAGGTAAACAATACTGGTAGTCGTTAAACTCAAGGGATGCTTTTAGTAAACATCTAGGTACTTCATGTGAAACTTTGATCATATATTTTTCTTTTTACGTCCGCGTCTGTTTGGTTTGTGGTTTTGTTGAAATCTTAATCCCATATAATAATAAAACTCTCCTAAGTTGCCAACAAATCTAAACATTTCTTCTTCAACCTGTTCTTCAGTGGCATTAAAGTTCTTAGTAAATTCTTTAAACAACTGTTTTAGTTTTTCATTTTCTTCCTTCCAAAAATCATCCAATAATCTTTTTCGTTTAGCACGCAATAGTGCACTTTTCTCCCCAAACAATTCATTGTTGCCACCACATTTTTGAGCTAACTCATTTAACTCGTGTTCAACAAGTTCAGCTTGTAGTTTGTAGTGGGGGTAGTCAAAATCACCATTTAAGATTTTATCAATTAAAGGGGATTTGTTTGGTAAGGGTTGAACAGGATTGTCGTACATTCTCCACCATCTAAATTGGTTGTACTTTAGCTTGCGAAGCTTGGAGAGTTTTTCTTGGATGTACGGCTTTGGAAATGTCGGAGAGTAAATCATAACTTTTATTTGATATAAATGTACGAACCCTATTTTAGGAAGCCAAGTTTAATAAAAAAAGGTTGGATAAAATCCAACCTCATTTTTTAGGATCGCTCCCCTTTGTGCTTGTCTATTTTATCTAATATTTTATTTAACTCATCTATTTTTACAAACCCTGCCATAGATGCATTCTTTAAAGCACTTATTAGCTGGAATATAATGAGTGGGGTAATTATAGTTTCACTTAACCAAAATGTTCCACTAAAATTAGCTTCAATTCCTAGTATTACAGTTAAAAATATAATCCAAAATAGTAGATTTTTTAATATTTTAACTGCTTTGTAGGTTTTGAACCCCTCTCTTTTTACCCCTGCAATCACTCCAAAAAACCCATCAGCAAATATTAAAGCTGTAATAGCTAAATATTGTTCGGCGTTTTGCATTGTAAGTTCCATAAAATATGAACATACAAAACCTATGGTTACGCTAATAGAAGATAAAATTAAACTTAAGCTGGGTTTCATTCTAAAATATTATTTTAGATAGCCGTAATACTTAAGTGTTTTCTCTTCTCTGTCTGCTAATCCGTGAGTTCCACCGTTAATTCTTTTGGTAAGAGCTAAGATTGTGTCTTTATTTACACCTTTATCGCAGATGTCCCACAGTTTGTTTCTGTCAAAGAAGAAAATTGCAGATTCGAAAGCAAATTCAGTTGCTACTAAATCTGGGTTTGTCATAATTTCTGGATTCTTTAAGTACTCAGAGAATACTTTGTAGTTGTCTTTACCAGTCAATTGTAAAGCACCTCTACCTCTAAACTTGAATCCCTCACCTGATGCTTCATCACCATTTCCCATTCTATTTCCATAAACTAGGTTAGCAATTTTTTCAGGCTTGCGCTCATAAAGTAATGCTTTTTCTGTAGTTGGGAAATACTTCTTAAAAGTAGTAGTTAAACCTGAAGCACCGTAGTTTAAGTTTTCAGCAAATGCTTTGAAGTTTCCACTTTCGTGAGCGGTTTGAGCAAAGAAATGTGCTGCTCTTTCTGGTGTCATCTTGTAGTATGCCATAGCTGCTTTTAAGGTACCAGGGCCAAAAGCACCATCTGCAGCAACTCCGATTTTAGCTTGCAATGATTTTAAGCTCATAGTTCTTCTTCTTTTTTGTCTTTAGTAAAAATTTTAGTTACTCCATCAATACCAAAAGAACCCAATGTAATAATTACAAATGAGTTAAAGATGATATCGGTAATCTCTAACGGCATACCTAATATACCTGTTACGATATCTGCAGCAGCAAATACGGCCATTACTGCAAATGATCCGAAACCCACAATGTTCTTTTCGTTGTAGGAATTGTTGTCTTTAAAAATGTCCTTGAAAGCCATCCGTTTATTTTTTTAAGTAGTTAAACATGGCACAACATATTTGAATAAAACGTTTTTTTATCTATTATAAATATTAAAATTGAAATCTAGAACCAATAGTTACAGCATAGGTTGTTGGAAATTCCTTAGACAAAGATGAAGTAGCCATAATGCCCAAGTTAGCTACAAATCTTTGTGTTATAGTGTAGTTAAAATTATTACCTGTTAATAGTATATGTGAATGGGGCATGTCCATTGTTTTAGTACTAAAGTTATATGTAACTAAGTTTGAGGCTAAAGCCGCTAATGGAGCTATAGATAATCGAGTAAAATTAAAGGGTTTAGTATAAAAAAATACAGTATTAAAAGATCCAGATAATTCACGTTTTAATGGACTTAATTCTACAGACATCATATTGTTTCCAAAATTAAACCCAAATACAGATCCATCTCTACCTGGAAATACTTTGCTGTGACCTAT